AAGAAAAGGAACTTAAAAACCCAACAGACATATTGGATGCGTTGGAAAGCATTAATATCCAACGTGGATTCATAATGAATGAGATAAATGAGAAAAAACAGCATGTTCGTTTATTAGAAAACAGACTGAAAGAACTCGAAAAACAGGGAGCAAAGATATATGCAAAGGTTAAAAACCCTATAAGCCCTCCAAAACAAGACAAAAAAGAAGAAGCATTAACATAATGTTGACAACATGTTGGCAATATGTTAGTAAGTTAATACAGAGGGTGAGAAAGTTTGACCTTGCGCTCTGGATAGAGAATAAATGTACAGGACTAGGAAAAGAGAAGAAATAATATGGAACTTGATGAGCACATATTAGAAGAATTACGGACTATGAAAGTTGGAAAACATATTAAGATATTTCTCCCCGAGGGTGATTTAATCGATATGCTGGATGAGTTGTATTTTGGATACAAATTGCGGCTTGCCCATACGCATCCATATGACATGGATACATGGATATTCCAAAAGACAGAGAACATATACGGTGATTATGTTGGGCTTGATGCTCCAGTAACAAAAGGATATCTTCCTCATTAATATGGATAAAATAGCCTATACATTAACCCCTTGCCGCTGGTGCGGACATGAGACCGGCACTCAATACATGGACAAAACCAAAATACAACGATATGCTCAAGTTATGTGTGAAAAATGCGGGGCTCGTGGTCCGAAGTGCCGAAATGAAACCGAAGCACATTCGGCCTGGGATAATAGGCAAGTGTTTGTCCCAGTCGCCCCGGACCCTTCGAAATGTATAAGTTGCGGTTGGAACGGTGAGAACTCAGAGATTAAAGATCTTAGACCGCATGGAAAAACAATGCATTGGACTTGCCCTCAGTGTGGTGGAAAACGTGTTACTATTGGTGAACCTATTAATAAATTATGGAATTAAGGATAAAACTATGTTTGATTTAATTGGAAATGTTTTTGATATTGTAAGTGCCCCTGTTAGGGTTGCCGCTAGTGTGGCTAAAGCGGTGACAGAACCTATTGCAGATGTATGTAATGAAATTGTTGACGAAGTTGATGAGTTTCTTGAGGAATAACTATGGAGTATGAAGGTATATATACACGGTTGAATGAACTCTATAAAGCACAAAGACCTTTAACCGAATGGATAGGCACAGGGCTTCCTATACTTATTGATGTTGACGTAAATGAAGAAAGTGTCGCACGTTTAGAGGATCTTATCGAAACTATATACGAGACTATATATAAGGTATCTTAACAAAGAGGATTGACTTATGGCTGTTAAAGGGAACCACTCATACGATACCAAACATCTTAGGTCTATGACACTGGGCATAATAAGAAAACACAAAGTAATAACAGTCCTAGACATATGTTCCCTTATACCATGTACGACGCATACTTTCTATAGACATAAGCTGCACCTTGATATGAATATCATTGCTGCACTGAACAGAACAAAGATTAAAAAGAAGAAGGCATTTTATGGCATACACGACTGATGAACTAGAGAAAATTTGTCTTGAAGTTATAGTAGAAAATAAGTTAAAATTTTTCTCATGGATCGATGCATATATCGGCCCATCCCTTAGTACCCTTAAGGATCACAAACTATCGCATTCGCCCGTTATAAGAAAAGCGTTGAACAAAAACAGGATTGAAAGACTCATGGAAATAGATAAAATGACCGCAAACTCTGACAATCCAACACTGATTATTGCAGAGAAAAAGGTCCTGTATAAAGTCATGGGTGACGAGGATATGCTTGATGCCCTGAACGGTTCAAATAAGGTCCAGGAACATGGTAAACTTGAGATAGAAATCATTGATAAAACCATTAAGAAGGTGGAAGATGAATAACGACCCTATCATAAGTTGTTACTCCTGCAATTACACTGCAAAAACAAGCGAGTTCAAATGGGACCCTACACCGGAAGAATTGTTGTTAGACTTGAAGTATCATTGCCCTCAGTGCGATGGGATCTTTAACCTTGAAACTAATATTGAGAGGGAAGAATGAAAATGCCAATATACTCATATGACAAAGACAGAAACCTAAAGGAATCAGACCAATCAAATCTATCATCTAAAACACTTGAAGGGCAGACATGGAAATGCGTAGACTTTGGCCCAGAAGCAATGGCAATGGTCCATGTGTTTAGTGATGGTAGCACAATAGAGCACTTTGGTAAGGACTGGAAAGAATCTGATGAGCCTTGTAAGAGTTGTGATGCGGAACAAGAGAGAGTTAAGGGGATTACAGGAAGAGAAGAATGATTAACGATCACCTCCATATACGCTGTACATTCTGCGGTAAGCATGAGATATTCGCTAAATTTTACGGTGATTGTCTGCAAACTCTGCATGGATTTGGACATGTTGAACATTTCTTCAGTAAGCATTTTAAATGCAATCCAGCTGTTGTTGATCCACTTCAGACTGAGTTGGGTGATGAATCTGGGTTTGAAATACTTAGCGATAATCAAATGAATGGGAGAGAAGAATGATTGAAATCAAAGGTAGAACAAGGGGGCAAATAGGATATAACTCTCCATCACTAGAATCATTTACCGACTTTGATCAATACGAAAGAGACGCGACACTCTATAAAACCATGAGGAAAATGGGGTTTGTGGGAGGATTGTTGTTTAACTACCTTAAAGAAAATATTGCGCCTAAGCTAGTTCCCACTCCTGATTGGGATTGAAAACCTCTTGATGTTTGGCTTAAAAATGCATATGAGGAGATACTATGATGATTAACATGAGACTAGGGGTAAAGACATTGAAGATGTTAGATGATATTCAAACCCAACTTGAATATGGAACCAGGGCTGATGCTGTTAGGTTCTCAAGCAGAGTGGCAAAGGAGATCCTTGATATTGAAAAGAATGGATCTAAATTAGTGATAAGATCTAGTGATGGAACTAATCCCCGTACTCTGAGATTCTTGTAGGAGATACTATGATTGAAACCTTTATATTCTTAGTAGGTGTGTGGTGGCATGTTTGATAAATGGCTTAGGTTTAACAAAGCTCAATATGAACGAGACATAAGCTATGAAATAGAAAAGCGGAAGATTATGAAAGAAAAGCTAGATACTAAAGGACGTAAGAGTAATAACGTAAAAGGGAATCACGAATCTTTAAACAAAATACCAGTTGATGCTCATCATTATGATAGCTACAAAATTTAGACACCCACCCGTTAGCCAACCGCATTTCAAGCAAGGAGACGGCAATTATGGAAGATAGTGGAAAAGGTAACAAGATTGACCTAAGTGGTTATTCTGAGTTTAAAATGGAAGGGTATCCTATAACATTTGAACAACACGAAGAGGAACGTAAAAAATATGATGTGTTGGACCCTTTTTATCTAATGAAGCAAGAAACAAAACGCATTGAAGAGAAACACAAACAGATAAGATTAAAGTATGGACTGAATAAACAATGAATGACGATGAAGCAATCCAAGCTGCCAAGGACTTGAAGGTTTATCTCTCTAATGAGCTTAAAATAACATGTGTTGATCTAAGTGAACACAGCGAGCATAGGGAGAAAGAAGATGCTTTGTTGCATTTAGTGTTGGAACTGTGGCTCAATGCATAAAGAAGATATCCTTAGAGGAGTATGTGTATGTCCAGGATGTGAATATGCATATGATATAGAATTTAATATGATTGATAATTATGGTATACAAGCAGATAAAAATACACAATGTCCAGATTGTGGAATGGAATTTTTGACTTGGAATATGTATGGTAATAACTAAAGAACCCCTAGACCTATCCCAAACTGATTATCAAGAAGAGATATTCCACAATGTCCCTAAAGATGTTCACTTCGTAGTCAATCCCAAGGGCAGACGAGCGGGCATGACTCACGGTGCAATGAAAGCCTGTCTAAAATGGATGATTAAGCATCACAAAGAAGAAGGTTGCAAAATTCTTTGGATAGATACAATAGACGCAAACATTATAAATTACTTCGAAATATACTTAGAACCTGAACTCAAGAAGATAGACACGGCATACTGGAATTTCAACAGACAAACCAAGGTACTCAAAGTATTTAACTCTCGTATGATATTCAAATCAGCAGAGAGAAACGCTAATATTGAGGGTGATGGATTCCACTATATTATCTTGAATGAAACAGGAATAATACTCAAAGGCAAAAGAGGCCGGACACTCTGGGTTGAATCAGTACTCCCCATGGTAATGGACTTCGGCGGTATTGTTTTTTTTGTCGGCACAACCAAGGGTGAGAACACAACAAAGGATGACATTGACTTTGATACCGGAAGGGCACATAAGTATTGCACATACGCTCAATTGATATTCAAAGGGGAAGACCCTAAGCAGCTTGCATGGCGGACAATATACGTAACAACATACCAAAATCCATTCCTCACTCGTTCAATAATCAAAATGATGGAAGATGAAACACCGAAGAAATTGAGGCCGCAACAATTCTATGGTAAGCTAGTGAATATCAACCATGATAACATACTGAAAAGACATTACATGCATAAAGTAACAACGCTCCCTGATACAAAATTGTGGGGACGATTGATCATATCAGGTGACACGGCATACACTGAGAAGAAGTCCAATGATGCATCGGCATTTACTGTCGTGCTTGAAACCGACGTTGGTTATTACATCCTAGATTGTCTGTGTGGTCGTTGGGAATTCCATGATCTGTGCGAAAAACTTGTAGTATTCTATGAGAAACATAACTTCCGATGGTACAACAAACCAATGGGATATATTATAATAGAGAATAAGGCGAGTGGTTTAAGCCTGGTGCAGCAATTAAAGAAACATACGTCTCTACCGATTAAAGATGTTGGGAAAGACGATGGCATTGAGGGAGATAAAGTTGTACGAGTTAATGCTGTTGAACCATTGTTCGCAACGGGGAATGTATTTTTCTTCTGTGCCCCTTGGAATAAAGATGCTATCGATATGGTAATTGATCAACTGTGTGAGTTCAATGAAGCCATGGACACCGAAGACGATATTGTTGACACTATCACTCAGGCATTATTGTATCTTAGAAAAAGAGGGCGATCTAAGATTGAGAACATAAAGAGTGCAAAGATCGAGCGGAGAAGTAAAATTCTGAAAGGATATTAAATATGGGAATGCATACTCGAATTGGTGGGACAGAAGTCGGTCGATGCCAGGATGATTTTGCAACACGGAAACGAGCCAATGAGAATTTCTTTCTGAGAAGTGATGAGCTACAGAATCCTGATCCTATTCTAAGAAAAGCAGGGATTGAGATTGATGCCTATGAACTGACCGCCGCTGATGTCCGAGTATACGCAGCAACACAGAGCAGGAACGCTCCCATCTTAGCTATGGAATGGGACATCTCCCCCAAAACAATTGATGATACAGACCTTACCCCACCGGAACACATCGCAATAATAAAAGAATTGTTCACTGGTTATAATATGCGTGATGTTTTGAGTCAAATACTGACAGCGTTTTCTTTTGGCTATGCTGTACATGAAATGAACATGTGCTTGGTTGGAGAATTAGTGCTCCCACTTGAATTTGTTGCGAAGCCTGCGAGATGGTTTCGATTCGATCAAGAGAATGAGTTGGTATTTCGAAGTAGAAACAGAACAGAGACAGTAGCACTACCACCAAACAAATTCATTCTCACACAAAACAATCCCACATTTGATAATCCATACGGTGAGAACTATCTCGGGAAATGTTTCTGGCCAGCGATATTCAGAACTAACGGTAATAAATGGTGGACAATAGGCACTGAAAAGTTTGGTATGCCATGGCTCGACGCATCTCTTGCCGATGGGGAGAAGGAATTTGATTTCCAAAATTGGGCTACGAAACTGTCTCAAATGGTTCAAGATGGTGTGATTGCTCATTCAAGTTCTGAAGTGTTGACAATGCTCCAAGCGGCACCGACTACTGGAGAAGCATACGAACGGTATCTTAATAATGCGAATGTTGACATCACTCTTGCAATTCTTTCCACTACGCTTACCACTGATATAAAAGGTGGATCTTTTGCAGCCGCAACGGTATTGAATGAAGTAAGAAAAGACATTGTTGAGAACATGCAGAAAAAAGCTGAACAGACAATGAATAAAGTTATTTCTTTGATATATAAACTTAATCCTTGGGAAGAACAATTGGCCCCTCAGTTTGTATTGATCCCTGAGCAGAAGGTGAAACTAGAACAGAGTGAGCGTGATAAGAATTTAGTTGAAGCAAATCCACAATTGCAGTTTACAGAGAAATACTATATCGATCAATATGGTTTGAAAGAGAAAGAGTTTGATTTAGTAGAGAATACAGAAGGTACTCCACCAATCATAGAAGAATAAAATGGACACTACACTTGAAATTCCATATAATATGAAAGAGAAAAAAAAACCGGAAGAAATTCCACCATTGTCACACGATGATATACGACAGATATACACCAACACTGCTGATATAGCACATATCAAAGAGCAGATGGGAGACCTCAGCGAATTCAGGACCAGTGTGAATGAAGTTAAAAATGATATGAAGATGATGAACAGTGGCGTTAATGCGAGTATTACCTCTATGAAATCATCATTTACAAACAAACTCGAACACACACAAGAGCAGACAAAGATACATTTACAATCTCTTGAAGAAAAAATCATTCAAAACAATAGTCATTTTAAGTGGGTCAGGAATTTGCTCATTAGTTGCTTGATTGTTATGCCAAGTACTGCCGGGTTTGGGATATTTATTAATAATTTTGTGCAACAAAGAAACCTGTCAAACCTTAATAAATCAGACTCACTTATGGTTAGCAAAGTATTAACTGAAATAAAAGAGGAATTAAAATTAATCAGGGAATAACGTATCTCTTACCGTATCCTTACTCAATTACGATTGTTGTATTATTGTTGATCTCTTTTGTGGGTGTTTGGTTAAGTAGAAAGAAGATCCTATGGAGTCGTTTCTTGTGGGGTCTTCTTTTCACTTTCATCCTGGGAACCGGAGAAATCTTCTTACTTCAAAACCTGGTGTCTATTCCTGCATGGTATTACCCGGATGGGTCAGCACTGGGTCGGGACTGGATCACTAGCTTCTTACCGAACACTTGCTTCGAAGACATTCTCTTTGTCCCTGTTTGTTTCACCGTATTTTATTTGTTCATGTATTTGACTCGGAACGTAACAGACTTTGCCAGAGACCACTTACCTTTCGTTGGCTGTGCATTCGTTATAGGCATTGCATTCACTGGATACATCGGTGGAAGAATGGCTGGTGATATGATAAATTATTTGATAATCCCTGCAATAGTTATTTATTTGTTGATGTTGGCATGGGACCCTGAACGATTTAAGAAAGTCAACATTACTCATGCTCTGTCGGCGTTGCTGTTTGTTGGTGTATTCACTACCCTTTGGGAGTACTTCAATGCATGGCGTAGACACTGGATATATGATACACTTTGTGAGTTGTTCGGTAAATTCGGATGGTTTCATAATGACTTGCTGCATGTGGGAATCATCTTAGTGTACACATGGACCGGGTTTATTATCTGTTATTTCAGTTGGATTGTTTTTACTCCGAGGGTTAAGAAATGACAAACATAGACAAAGCACTTGAAAAAATAAAACAGATTGAAAAAAGATCACGGACTCTACCCTGGAGCCAAGCAGGGAATATACTTCTCAAATCTATTGACGATAACTTCCAACTCAGTGGGCGATACAAGCAAGAGGGATCGTTCGAGGGTGGAAGTCGAAAATGGGTGAAGACTAAGAAGCGTAAGAATAAGATCCTAGTTAAATCTGGGAAACTTAAGAATAGAATTAAAAAGATAGTTTCTACTAGAGGTGTAAAAATCAAAAGCTCACTTGCATACTCAGCAGCGCAACAGTATGGATTCAAGAAACGGAATCTACCTGCACGACCATTCATTGTTCATCAAGAAAAAGACATCAAAACGATAGGTTCTATTTTCAAAGAGCACATGATAGGCACTTAACAACAAGTTACACACAACTTGTCTACAAATTAACAACAAGTTATCTACAAGTTTCTAACAAGTTATCAACATTTGCTATTGTTTAATAGTATATTAATGGTATATTTATTATGAGGTACCGAATATATGACTCAAAAACATAGTGAATTCTATAATCTTGTTGGTAATAGCGATGGTAAGACTCTCAGTCTATCCATTAATGACGATATAGGCGATTTCTTTGCGGGCACAACTGCTGACGATTTCGCTAGAGTCCTAAATGACAAAGAAATAACAAATATAGACATTGATATTAATACTAATGGTGGCATAGTCCACGAGGGTATTGCAATATTCAATATGTTGAAAAATCATCCGGCAACTGTTAGGACTAATGTTATCGGTCAGGCCGCATCAATTGGGACAGTAATATTTGCTGCCGGTGATGAGAGAACAATGGATATAGGTTCAAGTTTATTTTTCCATCCTATTAGAATGAGCATGGGTGGAACATTTCTTGAAGATGAATTGAGGGAGCTAGCTGATGCAATTCCAAAGCTCGAAAGTGGTGTCATCGACATCATACACTCAGCGTCAACAACAACACGTGAAGAGATCTCAAATATCATGGGGAAGGAAACCCGTATTACAGACCAGGAAGCCCTTGATATGGGACTGGCCACAGAAATATCCTCTAGTATTGCCACCAACCTCAAAGAATACAACAAGACTGAAGCAATAAATTATAAAAAAGATAAAGAAAAGATTCAGCAAGTACTGAATAATACAAGTAAAATTTTAAATAACAAATCTGATAAGGAAAATGTTATGGAAAAAGAAACGGTTGATATAAAGCTTGCTGAATTTGAAAGTAAGCTCAGGGATCAAGCCATCGAAATGAACGTTCTTAAAACGAATCTGGAAACAGCTACCAATTCAGTTGACACTTATAAAAAAGAAGTGGTAAAACTGGAAGGTACGATTGTTAAAATGAATGAGAAAACGGTTCGTTCTGAGTTCACGAATTACGTTGATAGCTTGGTCGTACAATGCAAAGTTACTCCCGATGAAAAGGAAGAGATCGTCACGAATCTTGAGTATAGAAACAAAGATTCCATTGAGATGTTGAATTCCTATAAAGATCTCCTGAATAGTCGCAAGCCTAAGTTTAGCTTGCAAAAAGACTTTGCCAACAACGGTGGGGATAATGTTCTGGGCGATGGTGTAGCACTTACTGATGACGAAAAAGCAGCAAAGAAAAAGATTATGCTTCAAGCCGTAAAAAGGAAAGGGGTTAGATAATGAGTTTAAACTTAGGACTTACCGATCAGGGTACAAGTAACACTGATAATCTATTCATTGAATCGTTTGACTCAGGCCCATTTATCACGGGAACAATTGCATCTGGTGAAGGTGTGCTTGCTCGTGGATCTGTTCTTGCAAAAACTACACCAGCTATTGCCGCAACTGGTACGCCTGGCGGTGGTGACACTGGTAACGGAACTTTGACAGGAGTTTTAGTCCAAGCGAAAACAAAGACAGGTACATATACAATGACATGTATTACCGCTGTTACCGATGGTGGTGTGTTTAGTGTCTTTGATCCTGACGGATTGGAACTTGACAATGCAACCGTTGGTATACTTTTTACAAGTAATCAAATTATATTCACAATAAATGATGGTGCAACCGACTTTATCGTCGGGGACTCTTTTACCGTTGCGGCAACTGTTGGGGCATTGGTCCTTACTCTTGTTGACGGTGATTCACCCTTTGCTGTATTGCTTGATGACGTTGACGCAACAAGTGTGGACATTACTGCGGCTATTGCTGAGCGTGGACACTTCGATGAAAATCATTTGATCTTTGGTGGGACTGATACGATTGAAACTCATAGAGTGGCAATGCGAGCGATTGGTTTATACACCAGCATTGGCGATCTTAACCCTAACACACCAGAGGGAACATAATCATGGCTATAAGTATTTTTAATAAAAGGGAAATGACACGATCATTCGAGGAAGTCTACGCTCCCACTATGTGGCTGAAAGAAACCTTCTTCTCTAGTGAGCCTGTTGAGTTTCATAAGACAAATACAGTCGATATTGATAAAGTCAAGGGTGACCGGGCAGTATCAACATACGTTCCTGTAGAATCTGCAAGTATTAAAGTAGATGATAAACAGTTTACGACAAATACGTTCAAGTTCCCAACAATAAAAGAACATACGTTCACTACTGCAAATCAGATTATCAATGATAGATTACCCGGTGAACATGTATACGAGGACCGAAGCCCTGCAGAACGATCTCAAATTAAATTAGCGAACGATCAAGCGATGCTGAGTAATAGAGCTGATAGAGCAGAGGAATTACAGTGTTCACAATTATTACAAACGGGTATTATTACCGCTGTGAATGCAGATGAATCTATTACGACTATTGATTTCGGTCTTCTTGCCAGTCATCAGTTGACGCTAACTGGTACTGCCGCTTGGGATAATGCTGCTTCAAATCCTATTAGAAACATACTCACTGGATTTGAGAAAGTTAAGGACGATTCAGGGCGGTTAGTTGTTGACGTAATAATGGGTAGTGATGCCGCAAGTGAGTTTATCGAAAACGCTAGTGTCCAGGGTTTACTTGATATTCGTCGAATTGAAATGGGTGAGATTAATCCTCGCGAATTGAGTTTACAGGGTGTGCGATACATTGCGACATTAAAGCGCCCAACAGTAGACATTTGGGAATACACAGAGTTATTCGATTCGCCAACTTCTTCAGCCCAAGTTCCTTATATCGACAGGAAAAAAGTCGTAATGATTGGATCAGGTGCTATTTTCCGTCAACACTATGGTCCGATACATGACATGGAATTAATTGATGGCGTTGATACTGCTGAGACTTTTCTCGTCCGTAGATTTTTTGACAGTGAATTTAAGAAAAATCCTTCAGCTCGGACTCTGTTTATGCAGTCTCGTCCGTTGATGGCAGCGCACCAGATTAATGCGCTTTTTGTTATTACAGCGTTAGAGTAATAGGTTAATTATAGAGTAGTGGGTTAATTATAGTTTGTGTGTATGTGGGGTTTCGGCCCCACTTTAAAGGGATATGAGATGGCATATACAACAATAGACAATATCAAATTAGACATGGAAGAAAAGGTTCTCATTGAACTTAGTGATGACAATGGGACAGGTGAAGTCGATGATAATGTTGTAAATCGTCAGATACGAAAAGCCGATGATACTATTGATGTTTATATGCGCGGTCGGTATCCAGTTGACGAAGAAGTCACGACACCAGAATACATCGTAACATTATCCACTCAGCTATCTATCTATTATCTGTATCAGAGAAAACAAAGGGACGTTGGGAATGATTCGATACAAGATATATATGACCGATCAATCGCATTGCTGAAAGAGATTCAAAAAGGTGAAGCGACTCCTTTCGAGCCAGTGGATGAACCAAAAGTGCTAGTTACAAACAAGGATGCCACTAGTAAGACGTTCACAAAAAGCGTCTTAGATCGAATGTTATGATTGTTGAGATTCAAAAAGCAATCATAGAAACGTTAAAGGCAAATAGTTTTGGTGTGGAGGCTTATGATTTTAAGGATCTTATAAGCGGGCAGATGAATCAATATAAAACTCCTGCGATAAGGCTCACGAGTCGATCAGGAACACCAAAGAAAAGTATGCAGGAGTATGTGCTGACCTCAACTATCTCAATTATCTTGATCACAAAGACATTAGAGAGCAAAGAGGCAAGTGAATTTCAGACGATGAAGTTGATTAACGACCTTTATAATATACTGACTCACAACAAATTGGGGCTATTCACTAGTAATAACACTAAAGAACCTGTAATACAGAATGGGTTACTCCCTGGGCCTTACAATGACATAACACAAGTAGGCGGGACAACAGATTTTCAGGCGACGGGGTACGCTGTATACGAGATACAATTTATGGCAACGTTCGACATAATTGAATTACCACAGCCTCAGGATGTGGAAAGGGGACAGCTTAAAGTGATACAAACACAGATACATGGGAACAATGATTCAATACCAGAAGTAGAGTCAATAACTGATTTAACTGATATTGACGGCGGAAATGCATATACAACTGTCTTTGTCAAAGATCACGATGGTGGTGCTCCTGGTACACCCGACTATGATTTTACTGATGATTTAGACGGTGGAGACGCTTTTACAAATTTCGATTGTTAGGGGTTAACAATGGCTGAGAGAATAAGACCGAGAAGAGATATAGCTGCGTCGTGGACTTTAAGCGATGCTGTCCTGAAAAATGGTGAGTTCGGATATGAAACAGATACATCAAGACTAAAAGTCGGTGACGGTTCAACGCCATGGACTAGTCTATTATATTTTGGGCAGACATCACCACAGTTTGTCGCATCTTTTACTTTTGCACAAGCAACTGCGGACACTTCAGCTCTTGCCGTTGCGAATTCAAGCACTTCTATTACGTTAAGCGATAGGTCAGGACGTCCTGCTTGGAGTGACGGAACAGATTGGATCTTTAGTGATGGAACAATAATTTCATAGGAGAAAAGAGAAATGAAAAAAACATATAAGACTCGGTCAGGGTGGCGGTTCAAACTCAAGGGTGTTTACATCACTGAAACTGAACATGTGAAAGTGGCAGTGGACCCAATGATACGCAGAATGGTAAAAGACGGTGATCTGATTGAAGTTGAAGCAATAAAGGATGGTGAATAATGGGTCATGTAACATTTGAACAGATTCCAACGGGGATCAAAGTTCCTGGAACATATACGGAGTTCGACACAAGTTCCGGTGTAAAGAGTATTCCGGGAAATCCACGTACAATCGTAATGATTGCTCAAAAGACAACGGCTGATTCTGTATTTCCTCAAAATACTATTGTTCGAGTATTTGACGAGGATCAAGCCGAAACACAAGCGGGGCCTGGTTCCATTGCTCATTTGACTGCAAGATCAATATTTCGTTCAGTCCGTGAGACTTCATTGTTCGCTGTATACCAGAATGATGATGGAGGCGCAACGGACGCGGCTGGAACAATTACAATCTCAGGTACTTTCACAGCCAACATAAATCTTCTTGTATGGATAGGCGGAACAAGGTTAGAATTCAATGTTGATTCAACAGATACATTTACGTCCCTTGCGGCCTTAATCAATACAAAAATCAATGCTGAATCTAGCTTACCAGTAACTTCAAGTGTCATCGCTGGTGTAGTAACTGTCACCGCCAAAAACGGCGGAACTCTTGGAAATGCAATACCGATTTCATTTGAGATTGTGGTAAACGCTGGTTTGACTGTTGCAGTCGTTCAACTTACTGGTGGCGCAACTGACCCATCTTTACAACCTGGATTGGATGCGATATTTCCCACATTTTTACGACATGTCTATTGTACATATAACGATTCAGCTAATTTGCTTTTATTAAAAACTCATCTCAAAGATTCGGCTTCACCCGTCGAAAAGAAACGTCGTTTAGGATGGACAGGAATCGGATACCAGACAGTGGGGGCGCTGAATGCCCTTGCTAATACGATCAACGAAGAACGAATTGAGATTGCATATTTACGGTATTCAAAAACAACACAACAAGGTCATAGTCTTGCATATGAAATTGGTGGGGCGAACATCGCCCAATATGCTTCTCAACAGAATCCGGCTCTTCCGAGAAATGGACTCCCTTTAAATAATATTATCCCTCCTTCTTTGGATGAACAATTGTCATTCACTGAACAACAGAGCTTGTTAGAAAACGGTGTTGCTCCTCTTGGCGTAGAACCAGGTGAAGGTGTTGTCATCGTAAGAACAGTCTCAACGAAAACCACAATAAACGGTGTTGAGAATTTTACTCTCTTGGACATGCAAACACAGGATACTCTCGACAATGTAGCGAGCGTTGCTGAAGCCCTTTTCAAGGATCAATTTCAGAGAGTCGGTATTACGGATACTCTGTTCAAGGCCATTCGGTCCGGTGTTTTGGAACGATTGTTCCTTTTACAGGATTTGTTACGCTTGAGGAATGTCGAAGAAAACAAAGATAGAATCATTGTTGAAGAAGATGCATTGAACACAGGACAAGTAAACCTTGTCATACCCGCAGAAGTTGTCCCAGGGGCAATCGTCTTTGCGGAGCAAATAACCTTAATTGTCGGACAGTTAAACACATAGGAGGTTTAAATGGCAGGAATAACAAAAATAACTTTTGAGATTAACGGTGTACAATTTAAAAACTTTGCATCATTTACAGAGAATGCTCGTGTGTCTAGTCGTCAAGTGTTTCTTATGAATAGCACAACATTTGCTCCAATGCTCGTTAGACATACATTCTCATTAGATCGTACGAGAGTAACTGATGACGATTTTGAGTTTGACGGGCTAAAAAATGCCACTGTGACAATAGAATACGAAGGCGGTGAACGTGTCACTTTCTCTGGCGTTCATGTCATTGAAGTTGGCTCAGAAACTGCCGACGGTGAAAACGATCTCGTCAGTACTATTGAATTCGGTGCAGCCGCACGGATTAAGAATTAACGTTTCAAGAGAAAACTTTATGAATAAAAGAAAAGAGAAAAGAGATGTCAGATTTATTAGAGAAATTAAAATTAGGCTCACAGAACAGCAAGTTAGTTGACTGGCCTGGGACTAAAGAAAAAGTTAGAATGAGAATAGCCAATGAGTACGATATGTCATTGGCAACAGT